GTTCTGGAGATCGTCAACGAGGTCTGCGACCGGATGAACATCCGCCGCGTGACCACGACGACGCAGAACCAGTTCACCAAGAACAGCATCAATCTCCTCAACGACATCATGGAGGAGCTTGCTGACCTCGGGACTTGGAACGAACTGCAAGCCTCGGCTGCGGTGACAATGGTGTGCGGGCAGTCGCTCTACAGCATCGACACGACGACGCTTGCCACGGCCAAGCAGTTCATCCATTCGATCCAGGAGGTGTCGGTCTCGGGTCGCGTCCCGCCGCTGGAGCCGATCTCGGACAAGAACGAGTTTCGGATGCTGAACCGTGTCAACAGCATCGGCCAGCCGTCGCGCTACATCATCGAGGGCGTGGATACGCTTGGCAATCCGCGCATCGGTGTGTTCCCTCGCCCCGGTGCTTCGTATGCGGGCAACTCGGCATTCGTGAAGTTCCAGGTCCTGCCGCCAAAGTACGTTGCTGGAACGGATGACAGCGTGGTCGTACCGTTCCCCGGTCGTGTCGTCGTCCTTGGCCTCGTTGCTGCCTGCATCCTTGACGAGAGCGGTGGTGCCGAGACCCGCCAGTATCAGGCCGCGCAGATGAAGTATCTCGCCTCGCGCAACTCGTCGCTTGGCAGGCAGACGGCCAAGACCGGCGAGTATGTGAGGGTGCAACCCGGCATTACGTCGAGGTCCTGATGCCCGAGCGGTATTACCAGATCGCGCGAAGGGGTCTGGCGACCAACTTCACCGAGACCGAGATCCCGCTGGACTACGCCCAGAGGTTCCGCAACCGCTTCATCAATGCGGCTGGTGGTGCCGAGAAGCGTCCGGGCTACGTCGCGCTCTCGGGTGCGCTGCCGACCAAGGGCATCGTCACGGGCCTGCATGAGTATGTGGACAAGGACGGCACGGCTACGCTGTTCGCATCCTCCGAAGGCATCGTGTTCCGCTACAACGGCTCCTCTGCATGGACTCAGGTCTGGCAGGCGACGACGGCTGCTCGCATCCGCTCCGTGCAGTTTGACGAGAAGCTGGTGTTCTGGAATGGGGTGGATCGTCAGGTCTACATCGACAGCCCGACTGCCAATTTCGAGCGTCTCCAGCCCCTCATGGAGCAGGGGACTTGCGGCACGGCAACCTCGGCTGCGGCGCTTACAGATGCGGCCATCACGGACTGGACCGCACAGACCTTCGTTGGTCCTGGCGACATCGTCTTCAACGCCAAGCGCGGGGCGTATGGCCTTGTGACTGCCGTGACCTCGTCGCGTGTCAGCCACACCCCGATCAGCGCAGCGGCGCGCGGCTTCGGCAACACCTTCACGCCGATCAGCGGCACTCCCGTTGGTGGTGAGCCTACGCCCGGAGACGGCTACAAGATTTACGATAGCATCGAGTTGAACGTGGTCTCCAATGACGGGATCATGGACAACGTCGCGACCATCGTCTCGACCAGCACCAGCCCGACGCAGACCTACATCGCGGTGTCGGCTGACCGTGTGGCGAACTGGACCACGACGGCGATGCGTACCGGCGACATCGTCCACAACACGACCAAGAACGCGGCGTCGTTCGTGTCGGAGATCCTCTCCTCCGGGTTCTACGTCTCGCCCTCGATTGCCACGACCTCGGCGGGCGACTCCATCGTCCTGTACCAGTCGGCCATGCCGGTCGCGTCGTGGATTCATGTCCACTACGGGCGCGCGTGGATGATCGACTCCCGCGACCCGCGCAACGTCGTGGCCTCGGGTGCGAATGACATCCAGGACTTCACGGTGGACAGCCAGAGCCTTGAGACGAGGACGGTTGCCATCGGCGCGCAGCAGCCGGGTGCAGATCCGGCGGTCAGCATTGCATCGTTCCAGACGTATCTGGTGATCGGTACGGAGCGCGCGGTCTACGCCTTCCGTGGCACGGCCCCCGCCGATCTGGAACCCGCTGGCCTGTTCCCGCAGGGCATCATTGCGCCCGACAGCTTCGTGAACACAGGCAACGACCTATCGTTCATCGGGTATGACGGGTTGCTGAGCATCAGCCTGCTCATCAACACCAACAACCTCCAGCGGTCAAACATCTCGGAGCCGATCAAGAACACGCTCCGTGCGATCATCCGCGAGGTCATCGAGAGCCGGAACCCGTCCGTCCAGATCGTCAACTACCAGCGGCGAAGCTGGATCGTGATGAAGATCGCGAGCAAGTTGTACGTCTACAACTACGCCAACTTCGTGATGGACGACGGCAAGATCGTGGCCGGGGCGAGTTGGTCCGACTTTGATGGGCAGATCGGCTTGCAGAGCGTCCTTTACGTCCGCGCCAACTCCGACCTCCTTCTCGGCGGCGCTGACGGCAAGGTCTACCAGTTCGACCAAGGCACCTTCACGGATGACGGGGCGCTGTACCCGACCGAATACATGCCGGGCTGGCTGAACCTTGAGGAGCCGCGACAGTCGATGCGGATCAAGACGGGTTCGTATGTCGTCCCCAACTTCCAGGTCGGCGGCAGGGTGGTCTACACCATCGAGGCGACCGGGGACTTCAACCTCCAGTCCTATGACCAGATCGTGGTGACGGCGCAGGAGGAGTTCGGTGGCCGACCCATTGGCACCTTCACCATCGGCAGCGACTTTGTCGGCATGGCCCGCACGGTGGAGGGCAAGAACCCCCTGCGCTGGAGGGGCGCTCATTTCCGCCTCTCCTTCCGCACCTTTGACCCATACGGTCCTGACGTACTGGCCGGTTTCTCGGTATACGGGGACATCCACGGGAGACGCTGATGTTTGAGTTCCTTACCCCCGTCCTTGGCCCCGCGCAGACCGCCCTTGGCTTGGCCGGGGCAGGCGCGTCGGTAGCCAACCTCTTCGGGATGGGTCGCAATCGCGGCACCGAGAAGGCGCTCAGGGCGCAGGCAGAGCGGGCCACGCAGCTTTCCGAGGCCCTGACCAACCCCAACAGCCCCCTGTTCCAGAGCATGGCCTCTGATGCGCTCCAGCAGCAGCGCACGGCCCGACTTCAGGGCATTTCGGACTTTGTGCGGGAGCAAGAGCGGCAGGCTCGCCGGTTCCCGTCCTCCAGCAATGTTGGCGTCTACGCTCGCAATCCGCGCCGCGACGAGGCCATTGCCCGCGCCATGATGATGGCGGGACAGAACGAGCAGGCGCAGGCCAACCAGCAGGCCCGCCAGACGATTGCGGGCGGCCTTCAGGCTCTTGGCGGCTCCATGCAGGCGCTCGGCACGGCTGGGGGTGTTGAGGCCCAGAACCGGCTCATGCGTCAGGTTGGCGTACCGTCTGGCCTCTTTGGAGCCGCGAGGTTCCTCAAGGAGATCCCGACCGGCGAGCCGACCCAAGCGACCACGCCCACGACCAGGACATACTCCAACCCGTTTCTTACGGCTGGTGGGATGAACCCGATGTATGAAGGCCGGATGGGGGGATTCTGATGTCTGACTACGATGGCATTGACGAGCAGGACACCCTGCTTGAGGGGTCTGAGGGGCAAGATCAGACCCTTTCCCCTACGCTTGTTGCTCCCGCTGTTTCGGCGGGCAATAGGCCAGATGCCATCTTGCAGGCACTTGCGCTCTCTCAGCGCACGGGATCTCAGGGCGCAGCCGCCCCCTCGTACTCGGCAGATGTTGCCCAGTCGCGCAGTCGTGTTGCCAAGATCCTCGCTGACAGCCTGAAGGGTCTTGAGGGAACAAGTGGCCTTGAGCGGGTTGCCAATGCAGCCATGCAGACCCTTGCCGGGCAGGGAAGGATCAACTTCCCGCAGGCCATGGGTGCAATGGAGCAGAAGGACGTTGGTCGTGCCGTGAACATCGCCAACGCACTTTCAGGCCTGTCGAAGGCAGAGGGTGTGGGCATGATGTCAACCAAGGACATGCTCCAGCTTATCCAGCGTCAGACCGAAGCCGCTGCCCGTTCTGGCAATCAGGAGGCGGTACTTCTTGAGAGGGCGGTTCGCGGCATCTCCAACAAGTATGCCGACCCCGCTTCCGCATCTGCCGCTGCATACGAATATGCCGTGAAGTGGAAGCAGGAAAATCCCAATGCCACCATCAATGACTTCGGCAGGATGGCGGCTGGCATGGCACAGGATGTTGCAGGCCGTGGTCTCAAATTGGCCCGCCAGCCCGGTGGAGAGGGCGCTGCTGTCCCTGATCGTGGTGGCATTGTCGTTGACGAGAACGACAACGTTACGCAGAGAAAGTTGTGGGTGCCGTCAAAGGGAGAGCCTTTGACTGACATCGAGAAGAAGATGAACCTCGCTCTCAGGTCTGGCAACACGGCAGAGTACGACCGTCTCTACTTCGACAACCAGGCGACACTGGCCTCCAAAGCCGTGAGGGACCAGCTTGGGTCTGAAGGCACGAAGACGCTTGCCAAGGTGCGCGAGGCGCATAGGTCTGCCGTTAGCGCGTTTGATCTGTTCTCGCAGATTGAGGGCAATCTTGACCGCAACTCCAACGTCTATGGCGCTGCCGGTAACGTGGCGTCGTTCCTTGGTGGCGTGGCTGGCTTCCTCGGTCAGATGAAGAACCAGGTTGGAAATATCCTGAGTGCAACGGTTGCTGCTGGTGGCCCAGATGCGGAGGGCGCTCGCCGGGCGCAGGCTGCACTTACTAATCCAGAGTCTTCCGATGCCGTCAGCGCGGCCCTCAATCGAGTCGTATCCAGCCCGATGATTCAGGCACTCATCCAGCAGGGTGCTGATGCAGATGTCCTGAAGGCGAACATCATGTCTCTTGCCTACGTCAACGCTGCGGCAAACGACCCCGGAGGAAGGTTCTCCGACAAGGATGTTGCCGCTGCCATCGCGCAGGCTGCTGCACAGGCGTCGAATCCGACTTCCATGCGTCGTGCGCTTGGCGAGCTTCGGACGCGCTACACAAACAACATGAATGCGCTGCTGCGTTCCGCGCCCGTGTTCAGCGAGCGAGAGGTTTCGTGGTCTCCGTCGCTCAATGTCGGGGCGCAGGTTGACCAGATACTGCGTCCGGTTCGTCGTCGTGGCGCTCCTGCCGCTGCAACTCCTGCTCCCGCTCCTACTCCCGCTCCCTCCCCGGCCCCCGTTCCCGCTCCAGAAGGTCCACCGCGACCGAGAAACAGGGCAGAGTATGAGGCGCTTCCGTCTGGCTCCCAATACTTCCATCCCAACGATCCACCCGGATCACCTCCCAGGACCAAGCCATGAGTCAGCAGGAAGACGATTGGGGCCTTTCTGATCCTGTCGCGCAGCAGCCTGCTGCCGACGACCTTTCTTGGGGGCTTTCCGATCCAGTTGCTGGTCGTAGTGGTGGAACTCCTCCCGCGTCCCGAGAACCAGTTGAACCAAGTCGCGAAGAGAGTATGCGACAGGGTACAGCGAGAGGATTGCGCCAAGAAATTGAGATGCTTGGTGCGCCTCCCCAAAATCTTAGAGCCGTCAAGCCAAGTCAGGAAAGGGCTGCGATTGCGCTTGCGGACGAACGTACCCGCGCAATGGGTGAACTCCAGCTTCTTGAGGGCAACATCAAGATTGGCGAAGCGCCCATCGAGGCCCGCCAACTCTCTGGCTACGGGCTGCACAGGCTTCAAGGCTACAAGTCTGTCCTTGAACCTCTTGGCTATCAGGTCAAGGAGATCACGACGGAAGGTCCGTACAAGGGCGAGATCGTCTACCGCTATTCCGGTAGCGATCCGTGGACTACCGTTCGCGAGCCAGAAGGGTTCATGAGCCCGACCGATGTTCAGGCGCGCATTCGCGACATTCAGTCCATCAAGGGGACTGTCATTCCAGAGGTTCTCGGTGCAGCCGGTGGCGCTCTTGGCGCTGCTGCCGTTCGCCTACCTGTTCCGGGCATGAGGAGTGGCGCTCTTGGCGCTGCTGCTCTTGCATTCCCTGCTCGTTATTTCGCAGAGATAAGCCGCATGAGGGAGGGCCGGAGACTTGGCGTCATCCCGAAAGATGTGTCCGACGCCGAGATTGAAACTGTCGCGATAAACGATGCGGGTTGGCAGGCTCTTGGAGAGGCCGGTGGCGTTGCCCTTTACTCTCTCATGCGGTCTGGGGCCATTCGTGGAATGCCAGACATGCGCGGCCTCACGCTTGAGCAGTTGAACCGTGGCATTGCGGAGGCGCGAGCGGCTGCTGGCCCAGGCGGCGAGAACCTCATTACGGTTGGGGATGTCCTTGCCAGGATCGGCCATCCAATGGCTGACTTTTTCAAATCCGTCGAGGAGAAGACCGCCAAGACCTTCGGCAGGCCCGGTCACATGGAGATGCGGGAGAGGGCCATTGCTCGCGAGCAGTTTGCTGGAGAGCAGGCCCGTGGTGCCGTTGCCCCGACAGCGCAGACAGATGTCGTGCAGCTTGGAGAGGACATCGCTACTCGCGTGGCTCCGGGTGTGCAGGAGTTCCGAGAGCAGGTTCTCAGCGCAGGTGGACCGCGCGTGCAGCGTCCTGACGTTGGTCTTCTTGCGAGTGATGTTGTTGAGGCAATCAAGGCGGCTGAAAGCGCGCAGAAGACTGCAATTCAGAATCTTTACCGTCGTGCGGAGTCTAGCGCGGTTGGGGCGACTGATAAGTTGGTAGACAGCGAATCTGTCTTGAAGGACATCGCTGATGTTCAGGGCGGGAGGCTGTTCCCGAGTTTGTCAAAGGACCAACGCAAGCTAGTCAAGGACTCCCTGAACACGTTCTATGACGAGATTCAAGAGCCTGGCCGATTTGATGCAAGTGGGGTCTGGGTTCCTGGTGGAACCAGATTTGAACTGAAGCCTGTTTCTCTTGAGCAGATGAACAAGGCTATCAGCGATATCCGAGACGCCATTCGCACAAAGTTCAAGGGAGAGTGGAAGGGTGATCTTGACGAGCTGGCAAGCATTGAGGAGGCGCTTGTCAAGGATCGCAACAGGCTGTTGATGAAAACGGGCGGCCAGAGGGCGGTTACGGATTTTGAGACGGCTGACTCGCAATGGAAGATGATGAAGGACACCTTCCGCCGCGAGAAGATCCAGAAGGCATTCAAGGTCAGCCCAAACCTGTCGTCGGCGCGCACCGCAGAGGATGCGCTTGACAGCCTCTCCATCGACTTCGACACGGCGCAGCAGATCAATCGCTACATTTCCCAGAGCGAACGCGACCGCATTCGCGCCATGCTTCAGTTCCAGGTCGCAGACGTTGGGCGCGCTTATGGGAAGGCTGAACGCGAAATCCGTGACTCTGTTGTCCAGCGTCTGGTGGATGCGGAAGACTCTCCCCTGCGCGTGTTCTTCACGGATGCAGAGCGCAGGAGAATGTTTGACGCGGCCAATCTCCAGCGTCTTCGCAGGCAGATCGGTGTTGCGGAGAACGAGTCCATGTCTGGCTGGATCGACAATTTCTACAACAAGATGGATGTGGACCAAGCCAATGCTCTTTTCCGCAGGCTGCAAGCAGATCCATCCCTTGGCCCTGTTGCAGAGAGCGTGAAGCAGGCTGTCAGGCAAAGGCTGTATGATGACATCACCAAGGAGGGTCCGATGAAGCAGGCCCGCATCCTTGATGTTGATAAGCTGACGGCAATGCTTGGAGACCCAACCAAGGCGCGGTGGCTTGGCATGGTCATGGACCCCGGTTTCCTTGCCCGCCTTGACGAGGTTGGGAAGGCGACGGCAATGATGTTCCCCAGCGTCTCTCGCGTGAACTTGCCTCAGGGTGAGGCTGCATCTGGCAGCGCAGTCATGGCCCTTGCTAGGGCAGGACGTACTGCCATTGGCCCCCTCTCAAGGGAGTCCCGGTTCATCACCGCTGGCCTGCGGCTTGCAACCGGAGAGATGCAGCAGCGCATGGCCCGCGCAATCCTTGATCCGGAATACTTCGGCCAGATCATGCGGAGGGCTAGGGACACGGCTGGAGGCAGGGCTACGGCAGCCACCCTTGGCGCGGCATTGATGGAAGCCAGGGGCGACGCAATCGGAGACAAGACTGCGCGAGGCGATTGGATCAGGGAGATCCCCGCCTCCATCTCACGAACGACTGAACGAGGAATGGGAGCCATGCAATGATGAAGATGTCGCGCGGCCAGAAGAAGGTCGAGAAGGTCATGGGTGAGTTCAAGCGGGGTACGCTGCACAGCGGCTCCCCGAAGGGACCCATCGTCAAGAAGCGGGGGCAGGCAATCGCCATTGCCCTTTCGGAAGCCAACATGTCCAAGAAGCGGAGGAAGTGATGAAGGGCGAGCCGGGCGAAGGCCCCATGCATGAGAAGCGCGAGTCCCGTTCCTACGAGAAGCGGGAGTCCATGCGCGAGTACGGCAGCAAGAAGGACATGAACATGTCTGGCGGCTGCAAGGTCAACTGCCAGTACCCGACTGGCACCATCCCCACGGCCAAGGTAAGCATGGGGGCGCAGAAGACGAACCCGGCGCGCCGCAACCGCAGCTACTGAGGGTGCCATGACGGCCCTGTCGAAGACCGCCCTGAAGGCCCTCTGGAAGGCTTACTTCCAGCCCACCAGCGCAGACTTCAGCAACCTCATCGACTCCTGGACGGACTACTCCGCCCCGCTGACGATGGCGCTGAACGCTGTTTCTGGTGGTGCGACGGGCATTGCGGTCTTCGATAGCGCCACCTCCGCAAGGGTTGTCCCCGTCGGGGCTACGGGGGTGGCCCTTCTTTCTGCCGCCACGACCACCATTGCCCAGACCACCCTTGGCGGCGGTACGGTGGGTCGGGCTGTCTTCGCCTCTGCCACGACGGCGGCGGCGGTGGGGAGCCTCGGTGCCGGGACGATTGGCAGCAACGTCTTCCAGGCGACGCAGGCAAACTCGGCAGCAGCCCTGTTCGGGGCCATCAACAACATGGGGACGACGGCTGGGACGATCAGCCTCAACCTCAATACGGCCCTCAACCACCGCATGGTGCTGTCGGGTGCCGTGACGTTCAATGCCGTGACCGGGGCGCTTCCGGGTGCGACGGGTGTGATCGAGGTCATACAGAACGCCTCGGGAAACCAAGCGGCGACGTTCACGAACTCGTGGATCTGGGAAGGCGGCTCATTCCCCGGACTGTCCACGACTGCCTCCGCAAGGGACATGGTCGCGTATTTCGTCGCTGAGACGAGCGTGATCTACGCCCGCATCAGCAACGGGTTTGCCTGATGTTCGGCGCGCACCCGATGTTCCGCATTGGCGGGGCTGCGGGATACAGCGTCCCCTATTCGCTGCGGTTTCGCTACAGCAACAACGCCTCGTTGTCTCGCACGGGCGTCGCCTCCCCAACCAACGACAAGGTCTTCACTTGGTCGGGGTGGGTGAAGCTCGGACTTGCTGTAACCAACAATGCGGACTACGGAGTTCTCTTCTCGGGATACACCGCAAGCAGCGATGCTGGATTTGGGATCATAACAATCTCCAATCCGATTGCTGGATTTCCAGCGCTCAGAGTTGGTGGATGGACGACGAACTACAGGATCACCAGCGCAGCGTTTAGAGATCCATCTGCGTGGTATCACATCGTTGTCGCCATCGACACGACCAACGCGACAGCCGGTGATCGCATCAAGATCTACGTCAACGGGACGCAGATCACTTCGTTCGGGACAAGCAATAACCCCACCCTCAATCAAACGATGGGGATGAACAACGCCTCCACCGCGCAACGACTGGGGCTTGATGCTCCCGCATCGTCGGCATATCACTTCGACGGCTACATGGCCGAGGTGAACTTCATCGACGGCCAAGCCCTGACGCCCAGCAGCTTCGGCCAGACCGACAGCGCGACCGGCGTGTGGGTTCCGAAGAAATACTCTGGCACCTACGGCACCAACGGCTTCTATCTGAAGTTCAGCGACGCCACGACGACCACGACCATCGGCAGCGACAGCAGCGGCAACGCCAACAACTGGGCGACCAGCGGCATCTCGGTGACGAGCGGCGTGACGTTCGACCAGATGACTGACACGCCGACGCTGAACTATGCGACGTTCAGCCAGATTGACCAAGTTAACGGAACAAACACGCTATCTGCCAGCATTGACATCACCACAAGCGCCAGCGTCATTTCTGCGGCCCTCGGAACATTCTGGGTCTCGTCCGGGAAGTGGTACTTTGAGTTCACTCCCAGCAGCGTCGCGGGGCAATGCCAAATTGGGATTGCCGCGTCTCCTGTCGGCACGATAAGCACGAATGGCCCCGGCCAAAGCGCCAACGCCTATGTTTATGCGTCGTCCGGGCAAAAGGGAAACAACAACTCGTTCTCGGCTTATGGCGCAACTTTTGCTGCCAGCGATGTGATTGGCGTTGCGCTTGATTTGGACGCTGGCACCCTTGTCTTCTACAAAAACAACGTCAGCCAAGGGACAGCATTTAGTTCGCTGACTGGCACGTTCTCGTTGATTGTTGGCGATGCGGGAAATGCGACGACGATAGCCGGGTCTTTGAATTGCGGCCAGCGCGCCTTCTCCTACACGCCGCCTTCCGGCTTCAAGGCTCTGAACACGCAGAACGTCACCAGCACAGTCGTAACGGTCAGCGGTTCCTTCACCGGCAATGCCGCCGCTGACGGACCATTCATCTGGACCAATGGCAACCCCGCCACGCTGACGATCAACGGCAATGCCGCGACGTTTGGAACCCATGCGGACAAGACGGCGGGAGGGTTCAAGCTGCGGACCTCGTCGGCGTCGTACAACACCGCAGGCGCGAACACATGGACGGCCACCGCAGGCAGTCGGTTCGTGCAGTCGCGGCGGCCAAACAACGCTCAGGTGAACCCATGACCGAGATCGACCCCCGAGAGTTTGGCCGCCTCGAAGCAGAGGTGAAGGCCCTCACCAAGTCCATGGAGGAGATGTCCTCCGACCTGAAAGCCGTGCGCTCCGCGATGGACGCTGCCGGTGGTGGGTGGAGGGTGCTGGTGGCGGTAGGGGCCTTGTCGGGTGCAATCACAGCCGCTTTGGTGAAGGTGATACCGTTTATTCCATTGAGGTGAGAGATGCTGGAGGGGTTTCTTCTCGCTGCACAGGACGACAAGCCCCTGTGTATGCCTATCCACCAGATCGAGGAGGTCTTGGCTGGATACCGGGAGAAGGCTTGGGTCGCTGGCAGGGTAGACAGCGGCAACATGCTGGTGATCTACACCTCGCCAAACGGCACATGGACAGCGGTCGTCATCGCCCCCAACGGGATGGCCTGCGTTGGCCCGATGGGGCGGGACATGAAGCTCGTCGGCAAGGGTGCCTGAATGCCAAATCCGGGTTTGAGCCGCGAGGAAGCCTTGCGGCGCGTGGAGACCGTGGAGCAATGCCTCCGCGAGGGCCATGTCCCCACCGGCATGACGCCGCAGAACGGAATGCGCGGGGCCTGGGCGGAGGCCATGTTCCGCCTCGGCAAGCGCATCAACGGCAAGACCAGCACCGTCAAGCAGCTTGAGGAGACCGCCGGTCGGGAGATCGACTGGTCCCAGTACGTCGCCAAGGGCCGCCGGGAGGCCCTGGAGCAGCGATACACCCCTCCCCCTATCCCAGACCCCGACATCCCCGTTGAGGCGCTCATAGACCGTCTGGCGGAAGGCTACACCCGCCGCTCGGAGCATAGGGCAGCCAAGAAGTGGATGCGGTTCAGCCTCAAGGAGGATGGTCCATACGTCATCGCGGTGGTTGGTGACCCCCATCTGGACGACCCCGGCTGCAACTGGCCCCTCCTCAAGCGCGATGTGGAGTTGATGCGGACGCCTAACGTCCATGCGGTCTGCTTAGGAGATGTGACGAACAACTGGACCGGGAAGCTGGTTCGCCTCTACGCGGAGCAGGAGACGACCCGGACGCAGGCGTGGAAGCTGGCCGAGTGGTTCTTCGGTGCCGTGCCGTGGATCGTCCTGATTGCCGGGAACCATGACATGTGGTCTGGGGCGGGTGATCCGCTGGATTGGATGGCTCGGGGCCATGCGGTCAAGCAGGACTGGGCGGCGCAGTTTGAGGTCTCGACGCCATCTGGTCATGTGGTTCGGATCGATGCCCGCCATGACTTCAAGGGCAGCAGCATCTACAACCCCCTGCACGGGTTGATGCGCGCCCGGCAGTTCTCGGACGGGGTTGCCGACATCCTCGCCGCCGGTCACCAGCATCATGCCGAAATCTACCAAGGGCAGGATGCGGCCAAAGGGAGCAAGTCCTTCTGGCTGGTGCGCGCGCGGGGCTACAAGCACATTGACAGCTATGCCGACCAGCACCAGTACGAGGCGCAGGAGTCGCGGCACGGATCGACGGTGGGGATCGTCGTGGACCCGGAAGGCAGCATCCAGGCGTACACGGATCTCGCGGAGGCCATCGACATCATGCGCTACAAGCGCGGGAAGTGGGAGGCTCGTCATGCCAAGGCGTCGCGGCGAGTACGATGACCCGGACTGGAAGGAGGTCGGGAGCCACCTCGGGGAGGCGTTCTCCGGCAGCATCCATGAACTCCGCTCCAACGACCCGCCGGGCAAGCCTTTCGAGCCGGTCAGGGGGCCAATGGGCTTCTGCATCGACCCCGCTGCCTATCGGCGGGAGCGTCGTCGTAAGGTGGATCCCGCGAAATGACCCAGCCCCTGACGGATGGCACGATCTCGGCCCCGCACCTCGACATCATGGAAGGTGGTCCCGACTCGTACAGAGGGCCGACGCTGGCGATGATCTACCCCTCTCACAACCGGGAGACGCCGATAGCCGTGGCCGTGCAGAAGGACGGGGTGCTGACCATCGCGCAGATCACGCTCCAACACGCCGCCGGTCTCGCCGCAACCCTGACCAATCTGGTCGCAACTGAGATCGAGAGGAGACGCTGATGGCATTCGGAATCGGAGATGCGGTCGCCGCTGGCATCAAGGTGCTGGACAAGTTCATTCCCGACCCTTCGGCTAGGGCCAAGGCGGAGGCTGAACTGCGCGATGCCCTGCTCGCTCACGACAGGGCGCAGATCGAGGTCAACAAGGCAGAGGCCGAGACCGGCAGCCTGTTCATCGGCGGCTGGAGACCGGGCATCGGTTGGGTCTGCGCGGCTGCGGTGGCCTACACCTACCTGTTCGTTCCCCTCGCTGTGTGGATCGGGTTCCTCGTCGGCAAGCCTATCCCCAAGCCCCCGGTTCTGGATGCCAACCTCTGGGAACTGATGTTCGCGATGCTTGGCCTCGGAGGTCTCAGGACCATCGAGAAGCTGAAGGGAGTGGCCTCCAAGTGATCGGCAATTTCCTTGAGTGCCTGAGGGAAGTGCTTCGGCACGAAGGCGGGTACGTCAATCACCCCGCAGATCCGGGCGGGATGACCAACCTCGGCGTCACCAAGCGAACCTGGGAGGCATTCAAGGGCCGCGAGGTGGACGAATCCACCATGCGCTCCCTGACGGTGGACGATGTCACGCCCCTCTACCGGGACCGCTACTGGGCTGCGGTCAAGGCAGACAGCCTACCCGCTGGCGTTGACCTTGCCGTGTTCGACATCGCCGTCAACTCAGGGCAGAAGCGGGCTGGCATGATCTTGCAGCAGGCGCTCGGGGTGAGCCAGGACGGAGTGATCGGCCCCAGAACGATGCAGGCCGCCAGCATTGTCCACGCCAGCGGCCTGATAAACGACATCTGTGACGCCCGACTGGCCTACCTCAAGTCGCTTCACCATTGGCCCACCTTCGGGAAGGGATGGGGCCGCAGGGTGGAAGCGGTCAGGAAGAAGGCAGTCGAGATGGCTACTCGACCCGCCACACCCTGACGCCGGTCCCCCGTACCATCCTCGTCGCGAACTTCCATCCGTGCCGCTTGCCGTAGTTGACTGCGGCGTTGCGGACATTGACGCAGGCTCTCCTGTCCCCTGGCGCGAGGAAGCTGTCTCCCGGCTTCATCTTGCTGAACGGGTACTTGGGGCTGCCGACCTGATTGCGGGGGATGGGTACGGACTCTTCGATCTCGATCACAGGATTCTCCCTCGCGCATTGGCGCTCATGGTCTGCCAAGCGTCGATCACTCGCTCTCGCCACGCCCGCTCATGGCGCAGTTTCTCGGCAACCACGAATGCATTCCGGCGGTCCTCCAGAGCCTTGCGGTACGCCTCGGATGCGAGTGCCTCTGCCTCCTTGTCGGCGGCGCGTGGCAACTCGCTCTTGAGGTACTCGGCGGCGTAGACCGTGCGGAGCATGTCGGACGAGAACTCGTAGTCAGCCCTCGCCTCGGCAGCCCGGTCACCGATCCTCTGGAGTGCGTCCAGATGCCCCTCGATGTCATCCGGGGAAAGCATCAGAACGGCACCTCGTCATCCATGTCCCGCTGGCGGGTCTGCTGCTGGCCGATGGCCCGCTGGCCCTGGCCCCTCGGGGCGTCAGTGCGCTCCTTGGGCTGGGCGAGGACGATCACGGTCTTGCCGTCATCGCTGCGCCCGGTGGGGAGGTAATCGAGGTACAGGGTGTAGCCCCCGGCCTTGTTGGGGAACGCAGAGCCTACCTTCGTCCAGTAGGTCTTCTGCCCATCCTTGCTCTTCGTGCCGCAGATTGCGTCAAGCCGTTCCATTGCGCCTCTCCTTCATGTCGTTGATGATTTCGGATGTTTTGTCGCTGGTGATGATGTCGAGAACGTCGTTCTCCCAGTCGAACAGGGCGACGGCGATCTCCTCCTGCTCAATGTCGCCGCCGCAATGCTCGTTGATCGCTTGCGCCGTCATTTCTGTGATGTCGTGCTGGATGACATCCCGCCGCTTCTTGAACACGGTGATCCAGGTGTCGATCTCCATGAGCGCTGCGTGACACGCGCGCAGCACCAGCTTCTCGGTCTGCGGGATCGGCTCCATGTCGTAGCGGGTGCCGTCCTTGATCGCATTCATCCGCACGACATCGTTGGCGTACTCGTCGCTCATGCCTCGCCCTCCCCGCTGTAACCAGCAACCAGCTTGTCCTTGAGAGCCATCAGGGCGGCGTAACCCTGCTCGCTGGCGTTCTTCACCAGCATGATGGCTTCCTTGTTCGCGAGCATGACCTCGGCCAGAGCCGTCGCGTCCTGGGCCGCAGACATGGCGTCGTGGATGCGCTTGTATTCGGCGCGTGGATCGGGCTTGGACGCCCGAGTGGTCATGTTCTGGACCTGATTGCCGTCCGCGCTGTTCGCGTCGTCATCCTCCTCGGCGGCGAGGCCGAAGAAAGAGGCGATCTGGTAGCGCCGGGCGAAGGTCATCAGGCTGCCCATCTCCTGCATCTTGACGATGCGGGCAGAGTCGAGCGGCATACAGGTGGACACCAGACCACCGCCGCTGTGGAAGAGGCGAAGGCACATGACCATGCCGTCGTCCCGCTTCTCCAACGTCTGGGTGAACGCCAGCCCGTTGTCCGACAGCGGCTTGCGGATGCCGTCAAGGATTGCATCCAAGGTCGCGTAGGCGAACTTGTACGCCCCGCGATCCGACTTCACGCTGACCTCCCTGTTCTTGACGGGGTTGCTCATCTTGCCCTGGGCCGACGCCAGCGCAGCGTACAGCAGAGCCTGCTTGTCCATGTTCTCGTCCATCTTCATCCCTCCTTGATCCTAAGCGCACGACGCTTGTCGCGCGTCACCGTGATGCCGTGACCGGCGGCGGATCGAACATCCGCAGCCACCAGCTTCTTGATCGTATCAGCGGCCTTGTCGAACTGAGATGCGTAGTTCTTGCACATCAGCCATTCGTGTGCAGCAGATGCCCACTCGTTGTTGCCCGTCATGTCAACGGTTCGTGTTGCCTCGGGTGGGTCGATCTTGACAGCCACGTTGCTCGGCGGGAGACGGAGCGTGACGCACTCCCAAAACTCCCTCTCGCGCTCGACCAGTTGCAGAGCGTACTCCTCGTTGTATTCGACCTCGATGTAGTCCCACTCGTTGCCGAGAATCACCGAGAGGTAGGCCCGCGTCTTCCCGGCGCACATCATGTTGTGATGAAGCTGCGGCTGGTAGCGCGCAAGAACTTCCTGCATGTTGGTGCGAGCGTGGGTGTGCTTCGCCTCCACGATGTGCGTTTCGCACAGCCCATCAAGCGTTGCGCGCAGGAATCCGCTGCTCTCCACCGATACATCCCGCATGAGCGAGATGCCGGTCACCTTCTCAAACCAGCTAAGGTTGAATGCCTCCGTGGCAGATCCAAGCATGACCTGGAACTTGTCCGAGAGGTCTTCCGGTTCCTTCTGATTGGTCTTCACCAGCCAGAGGTCGTGGATGCGCTCGGCATCCCCCGACATGATGACGTTTGCGTCAGAGCCGCCGATACCCGACCTCCGGGCGTCGTGCCACTCCTTGGTCTTAGCGATTGGCAACATGGTCCCTCCTTTGTTGCGCGATGTTTATGGATCGTTTGTCTCAGCCTGTCAATGCCTGTTTGGCGGAGATGCACCGGATTCGTGTCTCCAGCCGGTCTCGCCCGCTCAGCCAATGCTCCTTGGTGATCGAGATGGCATCCGGCAGCGGCGCGCCTTGAACGACATGGGCCACGGCAGCGGCCCACGCCTTGCGCTCAAAGCCATCGCTTCCTGGCGTCATGCAATCCCATAGCTCCGGCTCGGTACTCTTGAGCCTGCGAGCCGCCTCATGCAGTTGCTCCGAGTGGATCTCGCGGGTGCGCTGGAGCAGTTCCTTCTTGCAGCGGTGTGCAAGGTCGTTCTGGTTGAGCGCCTCGACGGCTGCGGTGTCCTGACGGTACTGCGGCTCATCGGAGGCAACGGCAGTCGAATGCTCGTCCAGCCATCGCTGCTGGTTCAGCCAGGTGCTGGCATGGGCGACGTACTGGATGTCCTTGCCGCGCATGGCGGCGGCGTAGGCGTGGCATCCCTTGAGGATGTCGGATGGGGCGATCTTCAACGCCTTGGTCATCTTGTCCCAGCTTTTGACCGCAGCCCCCCGCCCGACGCGGCGCGGGTACGCCTTCCAGAAGTCCTCAAAGGACGGCTCTCCAAGCATGTCGCTCATGTCAGCACTCCCAGGGCTATCAGGGTTGCGGCCAGGAACAGCATGAGTAGCAGCGTCCGTCTCATTTCCTTCTCCTCCCTCGGTATGGGTTGTCGCAAGTGCGCTGTGACGCGCGACTTCTGTACCAGCTTGCGGCGAACCATGCTTCATCCCACGCCTCGGCCATGCGGCGTCGGATGATGCGGTCGATGGCGCGGGCTAGCTCTGACGGGAATTTCGCACCTTTCGGACCCTCATACCGGCCAAAGAAAACCCTATCCGCGATGCGCTTACCATCGGTCCTGCGGCGGGTCATGGCTCAACCTTGATCTCGGGCAGCGGCGCGCGCACGACGTTGATGCTGTCGCCGGGGTAAAGCCACGCTCCGCCGCTATGCCACTCGCGTTGCGGCGAGCCTTGATGGCTGGCGAGAACCTCCGAGCCAAGGACCAGAGCCTCGCGCAGCCGCTCGATCTCGTCTGCGGCTTCTTTAACGTCCCTCCTGATGGGTTGCAGCAGACAGTCGTCATGCGAGCGCAGCCGCTCCACAATGTCGCTCATGGCTTGCCCTCCAGCGCATTGCGCGCAATCGTCCCCGGGTCGTCAGCAAATGGCCCCACTGCGATCCGATACAGAGCCGTGTGCATCTTCTCGTTCTCCGCGCGCAGCTTCACGATCACGTCTCGCTGAGCGATCAGGGCTGCCACGACGAGGAGGGCGGCTGCTGCCGCGAGGAGGCGGGTCATGGCTTGCCCTCCAGTCCATACTCTTCAATGCGCCATCTGACATTGAGTTCATTACCTGCTCTTTCGGCTGCTTCGCGACTGAGGTAGCAGCCGCATATCTCGTCGGATAGTCCGTCGTGGTCTTCTCTGTCATCCGATAGCAGCACATAAACCGCTGGCCGAATCTCGACCTCGGCCCGCGCCTCGTCGCGCTCGCGCGTCAGCCGCTCGATCTTGTCTTCGATCTTGTCTTCGGTCATGGCTTGCCCTCCAGCGCATGGCGCGCGTTAAGGTGAAGACAATAGTTGTCCTTTGCCCATTCCGACTCACACTCGCGGATCGACGAACAGGCGCAGGCGCACTCACGCAGATTCGCCCGCAGCCGCTCGTTCTCCGCGCGCAGCGCAATCACTTCGTCCACCCTTCTTTCGACGCGGATCAACGCCGCTGACCTGTATTCTGGTTTCATCTTACGCGCTTCGATTGCGCTCTCTGGCGTGTCGGCCATAGCCACAACGTTGCACGCGGCCAACCGCAACAGCTCGACATCAAGCTCCGCGCGCAGCCGCTCGATCTGGGCGCGCTGCTTCTCGACTTCGCCCCACGCATAGTCCCGCTCCTCGGACAGTTGTCGCGCTCGCTCTGCGACCAACGCGACATGGCCGCGCAGCCGCTCGACCTCGGCCAGCAGCGTGGCGCGGTCGGCGTGCGCCAGCGAAATCGCTTCGATGGACAAATTACCGCTAGGCACTTGCTCATGCCGCGCGAGGATCTCCGCAATTCGGTCGTCGCTCATCGTCCACCCTCCTTCTCCATGACCTGCCTCTCCAGATCCGCAATCGTGCGGTTCAAGTGCCACCACATCCAGCTATCCGGTTGCGCTGTCCTTAGCGCGTCCTGGCGGCAAGCAATGCGAGCGCGCAGGGTTCCTGCGGTCTCGATGATGTGGTCTCGGTAGCCTGTCTTCTTCATGGTTCCCTCCTTGGTTGGTCAGTCTAGGTACGCCCGCAGGATTTCTGCCGCGACTTTCGGGGAGATCATCCCCCACGTTCCAAAGATTTCCAGCCGATAAACTCGTGCGAGTAGCAAACCCTGTTGACATGAAGGTGCTTGTGTCCGTCCTCTTTGGTTTTGCGTGTGGACTGAGCGTAGTCTCTTCGCGACATGCCGTTCTTCGATGTCGGCCGCCAAAGCGGGGAGGTGTTCCTGTATTCTCCTAGCCTTGGATGGGCCGTTTTTGAAAAGTACCTACAGCCTCTTGCGACGAACAGACCGGCCACGGCATTTGATACTGCAACGCCGATCCCCAAGCCTTGGAAGTCAGGAAGAACAACGGTTCGGTGTCCACGCCATGCGTTGGAGAAATTAGCATTGGGGAACGCAAGCGCGGCAGCAAACGCCACTCGCACACCGTTCCATGTCGCCAACCAGCAATGCGCGGAAGGATTTATCTTGCCCGTCAGATAGTGATGCGGACTGAACGCTGCCCACTCTTCGGCACCGCACGGGTCGATGTCGAGGCTGATCGGAGGACGACTTTCCGCCCTCCTTCCGGACGCAGCGCCGGTAGCTGTGTCAAACACCCAATCCGGCTGGAGCCACTCGATTATGTCGTAGTGGCAACTCGCTAGAACCACGCGCTTGATCTCGTTCCTATCCGCGTATCGACGCAGCGCGACTGAACATGCCTTGGCCACGTTGCGATCAACGACGGAGGTGAACTCGTCAATGACTGCGCCGCTCTTAATCCTCCTAGCCAAGTCGGCGCGGAACCTCTCGCCGGTGCTCAGGACGTAATACGGCTTCACCCATGACGGGATCGTGTTCAGCCCGACCGCGCCCAACCGCTGCCGCGCGTCGCTGGCGGACAGGAAATGTGAAACGACGGCGCGGCGGCTGTCCCAACTGACAGTTTCTTCTTGTCCGAACTGCCGCAGCAACGTGGACTTCCCGCTGCCGCTTGGGCCAACTATCAACCCAATCGAGAAGTCCTTAGGCGCCGCGAAAGTCGGAGGTCGGAACACAGACTCCCCTTCGAATTGGTAATCGAAGTAGCTGCACACTTCAGAGACAACGTCGTCCATAAGCACCTTGCACTTGAGAGGCTCCATGTCAATCACAGGGGTCGGAAGGACATCCGGCGCCTTCTCTTGCCTCGGCGTGTCGAATAGCTGTTCCATTATTCCCTCCATTGGTTGGTCATAGTTCTATCTTGTCTGCTTCTGGGGTGGTGTGCGGGCAGACTCCGACCGTCCGAAGAAAGTCGGAGTTCCTGCTTCTGGGTCCCATCTGGAGCCACGGAGCAGATTGCATCAGTCACCTTTGAGCCTGTGCTAGGCAATGGGCGGGGCGGCGATCCGATGTGATGGCAACTACCCCACCACACCCCCTTACGACTGTCTCCATATCGCGGTGGCAGAACCTGGCGATGCAACTCGCTCGGCCTGCGCGCCTCTGTTTCAAGGCATCATTCTGGCTTCGCTTGAACGCCTGTCCTGCTGTCTTCCCGATACGGGGCAGAGGCGTAGCTGACAGACAGCCATCGGCCTTGCACGGTTGGGGAACAAGTGCCATGAATTGGCACATGACCCGCCTCTGCAAAGGCTGGGTCCGCGACGGGAGGGGTTGTGTACCCGATCCGTCAGGGAGCCGGGGAGGCGCAAACCTCCTCGGCCCCCAAACCAGATCACTCCTCATCGTCATTGTCAAGCGGTTCGCAGCCCGATCCCTCGCAGCGGTCGCACTCCTCGACATGCTCGGACCAATGCTCGCTCATGCCGGTGTACGAGGGGGATGCAACCATCGTGCGGATTTCGCCCATTCCGTCGCAGACTTTGCATCGCGGGGTCATCGTGGCAGTCCTTTCTGCACCAGCACATCAACCAGGTGCGCGTGGACTTCCTTTTGCCGCTCATCTGCAAGCACCTTGTTCTTGGCGTAGAGCGTGATGCAATGGCCGCTCTTGCGGTTGTGCATCTGACCGATGCGGATCGTCGTCCACTCCGGCACCATCGCGTAACAAAGGGCCATGCTCATGTGGCGCGCCCGGCTGATGATCTGCGAGGTGCGGGGACCCATGAGGACATCGCGCGGGATGTTGTAATGGCGGCACACCGTGTCCACGATGGTCGCAAACTTCTGCTCTGGGCTCATCGCTGGCCCTCCGGGATGGTGAGAAGGGCCTCGGTGAGGGCGTCGCGCAGGGCGGAGGCCTCTGAATAATCCACGATGAAGGTCACACCGAAACTGTTGTCCAGCTTGCAGACGATGTGGCCGCCATCAGGGGACGGCGCGGCGGAAACGGAGAATCCGTTGACGTATGACGAAACAAGCATCTTTCCCTCCAAAGCCCCGGTTGCGGCAGTCCTTCACACGGTGGGGCGTATCCGCGTGAGCGCGTAAGATATCGTTGATTGCGTGTACCAGCTACGCAAAGTTTGCATGGCTGGGTTGCAAAAGAAGCATCCCCCTCACGGCAGTCCTTCATGTGTCCCCATGCAGCCGCGCGAGCGCGCAATATGAGGCTAGCGGGCGCATGGGTTGCGTGTGGGGCTACCTGATGGGATGCTGGGTTCATGTGGCGGCCTGCGATCGCATGGGCGCGGGGAATGGGGCCTAGCTTGCGCCAGGCCCCTGCCCTTTAGGCCCGTTCAAGGTCGCAAATCTGCGCCCAGGTTCTAACGCCGCCGCTCCACGCGACCAGCGCCGTGCGGCTTCCTTCGCCCATTTCGACTAGCCTTCCCTCGTCCCCGTCAATCGTGCTTATCACTAGGTCGCCTACCTGGGGCAAGATTGCGGCTTCCACCGTTGCCATGAATTGCAGGCTGTCGATTTCGACCGTGTTATGGTCTGGCCAGCGTTTGCACAAGGCGGCTCGGATGCGCCGAAGATCAGGCGTGGATATGTTGCAATGCCCGTCCGCAATCAGATCGCGCAGGGCGTTTAGATCCATTTGTTCGGTTATCAGCATCTTTCCCTCCAAGGTAACTGGGCCTGGCGCAAGCCAGGCCCCTTCCCGTCAGTTAGCTGGGGCCGTCCATGCCGCTTTGGACCATGCGTCGATCTTCGCCATTTCGGCGTCATACTGCGCTTGGTCCATCTTGCTGGTCATGAAGCGTCGATCCAGCGCATCGACCATGCGCTCGACGCGCCGCTCGATTTCGTCTTCCGACATTGGTCGCATCTTTCCCTCCTTTATCGATACAGCCCGGCGACAAACAGCGCCAGCAACATCAAGTACCCGATGGCGCGCAGGATCGCGATCATGCGGAGATCTCGACGAAAACGTCATTTGGATTGATCCACCCTTCAAGCGCGGCAAGCTCCGCAAGGTTCGCCGCGATGATCCAGGCGGAGGCAAGAGGACTGCCGCGAAGGCCGCTCGAAATCTCTTGCTGATGCGCGGCATACGCTTCCGCCGGTTCGATTTCGCACGCGGCGAGGTAGTCCATAGCCGCACGGCGCGCGCGCTCGATATCGGATTGCGAGTGACACCCGCGAGAATTGTGGAATGTGACTTGGATCATGCTTTCCCTCCAGTGGTTGGCCTCATCAGGCGGCGCGTGACGCCGCGACCGAGCAAGCGCCCGGTTTCGGCTTGCTTACTCTCCCCTGGCCTTGGCGATAGCCGCCTCGCAAGCTGCGGCTACGGCATCAATGTGGTTCTGGTGGAAGCTGGCGGGATCTTGCATCCATGCTAGTGCGGCCTCGCAAGCCGCCAGCAAGTCGGGCGCGGCGGAAATTAGGCGAGCGTTAGCCTCGCCGTCGCCGGGGGAAGCTGTTGTGTCTGCACAATAGGCAATCGGCCCATTGTGGTAGACCGAATATCGGCCATCCTGGATATCGGATGCTGCCCATTGCCAGGGGCCTTCGGTATGCCTGCTCTTCATATGGTTTACTCCCCCCTGGCCTTGGCGATAGCCGCGCCGATGGCATTGTCGAGCGTCAGGTAGCGCGTCGAAGAGCGGTGATGGATGCCGCTATGCGCGCGGACGATTACCGAAACCTTGTAGTGTCGGCTGCCCCGGAAAACCGGATCATAGGCGATCCAGAATAGCTTCCCTTCAAGATGGCAGACATCCTGCCAGCTACGCGCGAGATGCGCGTGCTGCGCGGGAACGGTGAAGCCTGCGTAGTCATTGCTGACGAAGACGTTTGCTCCCATTGACACCCTCCAGGCCGCACTATGCGGCACGGGCAGATAATAACGTGAATTGCGTTTGCCAGTTACGCAATGTTTGCATATGTGCCATGCAATAAATGCGTTTGTGCTTGTGTGTGTCATGGTGTAGGCGAGCGGAAGGGCCGGAGCGGCGATAGGGTAGCCTGATACCGTGCCGCTTGCGGGGTCTAGGGCGTGTAAGGGCGTGGCGGGATGCGCGGTAGAAGAAAGTCCCACCCGAAAGCGGATCTATCATCCTACAGGGGGAGGGAAGACACGGGGGGACACAAGGGGGAGCGTAGGTTCCTCTCGGCCAGGCTCCAGCCTGCCAGCTATGCAGCAATCGAATAGAGGGATGCGGGGAAAGCATGTCAGACTTCGCCACTTCCCCCTTGCCACACTCCCGCAACACCTATATACACGCACACGCAACTAACAGGAGGGACACAATGGACATGGACGATATCGCCTTCTACGCCCTGGTCGCCGTTGTCGGCGGCTTCACCATCCTGGTCGGCATCGGCGCGGCGCTGCATGAGGCGGCGCTGCTGGCGGGGGGCGTGTAATGACACTCGACACCCGCCCCACCGCCCTCTACCGGTTTGTTTGCATAATGGCCGGCGGGCGCGCCGTCCGCGCTTCGTCCCCCACCAACGCCGCTTGGGTGTTCGCGAACCGCATGGCCCGCCGCAAGCACGGCCGCGACGGCGCCGCGCAGGGCGTTCACCTAGCGGGTTATGGCGAGAACGGCGACGCCGCGCACTATCGCGGCAGCCTTGTGGCCCGCAACGGATACAGCGTCCCGGTCGAGTTTGTGGTCAGGATGGCATGAAATGACCCGCCGCATCCTGGACGCCCTCACGGCGCTACTCGGCTTCATCGGCATGGCGGCGCTGGCGGTGCTGGCGCTGTCCCTGTAGCGGCGGTGGGCCGGGGGAAGCTCCGGCCCTTCCCGTTTTCGGACCTACCCGTGCCAGCGCCTGGGCCAGCGCACGGGCCATGCTTCGGCGCGGCTAGGCCCCCCGCCCCCTTCGATTGTGCGGCGCGGCAAAACCGGCCCCCCGGCTTGGGGTTTTCGCGATCTGGCTGGCGGGCGCGAAGGCCATGTCCCCACGCTCGCCACTACACAGACCCTTGCCCCCAACCAGAAAAAAACCTACCGTTGGGTATGGCCTATGAGGTTGAGAGCGACCACGAGTTGTCCCAGGACGGCTTTGTGGACTGGGCGGATATCCGTATTCTTTGGGAGGCCGGGGCTTCCCTTGGGTACATCACCAAGCGCCATCCGGTGCATGAGCGCAACGTGGCGAAGCGCGCCCTTGAGTGGGACCGTGCTGCGCGGGACTCTGCGCTTGCCTTGCGGGGGCATAACAAGAGCCTACCCGTGGCGAACGAGGATGCTCCCCCCGTGGGGCAGGGAGGGAGGCCTAGTTCTGTTCCGGGGTGGTTGGATATGCTTGCGAGGGTGAGTAAGCCTAGGTGGGATGAGGCTACTTTTCCTATGGTGGAAGTGGCGCAGGCTTTGCACAATGTTGCGAGTGGTATGCCGGTTGTCTTGGCAGCGGAGGCGGCTGGGATCACGGAGCGGGTGTGCCAGAAGTACCGGAACTCGGAGCCGCGTCTCGACACGATGTTCCGGCAGGCCCGCGCCATGTCGGCTGCACCTCTGGTCAAGAAGATCATGGAGGATCGCGACTGGCGGGCTGCGGCTTGGCTGCTGGAGCGCGGGATCGCGAAGGCTGAGTTCAAGCAGGAAGCGGTCGGCAAGGACGACAAGCTGACCATCGAGATCATGGTGAGCCGCGAGGACAAGGCGGCATTGGCGAACGTCATCGACGTTACGGAGAACGCGAATGCCCCAATGGTCGCTGGGATACCAGCCCTCGGAGAAGCAGAGGATCTTCCACGCAGTTAAGGCGCGGCAGGTTCTCTACGGTGGTGCTGCGGGCGGAGGCAAGAGTCATGCCATCAGGATGGATGGCATCATTTCGTGCCTCCAGAACGCTGGCTTGCAGGCGTACCTCTTCCGGCGAACCTACCCGGAACTGAAGGACAACCACCTGATCCCCATCCAGCAGATGGCGATCCCCCCTGAGGTGGCGGTTTGGAAGGAAACGGATCGGAAGCTCACGTTCTACAACGGGGCGTTCCTCCAGTTCTGCTTTGCGGAGGATCTTGCGGACATCTACAAGTACCAGGGCGCGGAGATGCATTGGCTTGGGCTGGACGAGGCGGCGCTCTTGCTGCCGGACCAGATCAAGTTCCTCCGTACCCGAGTGCGTCTGGGGCGCTACAAGGCCCAGCAGGAGGAAGTGTTCCCCCGTATCGTCATCGGCAGCAATCCCGGCGGCCCCGCGCACAACCTATTGCGGGACATCTTCATCGAGCAAGCCCCGCCGATGCACTTCTTTCACGACAAGACGACCAAGACCAAGAACTCGCCGGGGTGGAAGAGCATCTACATCCCCGCGAAGATGGACGACAACCCCCATCTGGATGTGGAGAGCTATGAAGGATCCTTCACCGCTTTGTCCCCCGAGCGGGCCAAGGCACTACGGGACGGCGACTGGGATGTGGTTTCGGGAGCAGCCCTATCCATGCTCGACCGGGGCAAGCATCTCATTCGCGGCTTCAAGCCCCCACGACATTGGACCCATTTCATGGCTATGGACTGGGGGACAGCCAAGCCCTTTTCCATCGGATGGTACTGCATATCGGAGGGAGCAACTCTGAAGGCCCGTGACGGCTTCCCCGAGGTCTACCTCCCGCCCGGCGCGAAGATCCGCTTTGCCGAGTGGTACGGGTGGAACGGGGAAGCGGACATGGGCGCTCGCATGTCGGCAGCCGAGGTGGCCCGCGAGGTCATACGGCTTGAAGGCGAGATGCAGTTGCCGCCGATGGACTTCCGGGTCGCTGACCCGCAGATGTGGGCCAGCCAGGACGGTCCCTCCCCCCAGGACAACATGAGGACCGCCACTTCCGGTCGCTTCATCCTCCGGCAGGGTCGCAGGGATCGGAAGGCCAACTACACGACGATGGTCCAGCACCTCATTGGCGAGCAGCAGTCGGATGGCACTTGGTCGCCGCTGCTGTTCGTGACCGACAACTGCCGCCACTTCTGGCGCACCTGTCCCGGCCTGACGCTTGACGAGCTTGAGCCGGACAAGGGGCCAGCCACCAGACGGCAGGAGGACCATGTCTATGATGAGGTGTCCTTCGCAATCTCGATGCACAGCAAGGTCACGACGGAAAAGGACAGGTACAACGAGGAAATGCTTGACCTCGCACGGGAGTTGAGTGGAGGATCGGTTTCGAGGGACCCATACGCAGTACGCACACGGAGGGTGTGATGGTACGCGGCACGATAGCTTCAGAGATCCGCGATGTGATCGCTCGCCAAGAAGGCGAATGGGCGGTTGCGGAGATCCGCGACATGGTCAGCGGCGCAACGGCATCCAAGGTGCTGGTTGTCGTCATGCGGCTTGTGGAGCAGGGTCTTGTGCAGCGCATCGGCTACTCTCGGGGGCCGAACAGCAAGGTCCGTCCGACCTACATGACGATGGGCGACATTCCCTCGCTTGGCGACCCTCCCGCCACGGACCCAGAGGAGATCCTTGCTGGCCTGATGGCCGGTAGGCGCTACGAGGATGTGAAACTCAAGGTCACGGGACGACTTGCACGATGACGATCAAGTTCTTTGCGCCCAGCAACGCACCGCACCAGCTTGGCGAGAACCTTGCCCGCAACTGGATGCACGGTGAGCATTACGCGCGCCACGGAGACCCGCTTGCGGAGATCAATCTCCACTATGGCATCCTCTACGGTGGCGCGAAAATGTATAGCAAGGCCGAGGAAGAGTGGAAATCCTACGTCCATGTGGACCACGCCTTCTTTGGGCGCACGGAGGACCTGAACAGCAGGGGCGGGTACTTCCGTTTCTCGCTCAACCACCAGGCCAACGAGCGGAAACTGACCGTCGAGTACGACTCGCGCCGCTTGGCAGCCCTTCAGAAGAAGGGATTGCTCAAGCTGGAGCCAAAGAGGGCCATCAAGAAGAGCCGACTGGTCATCTACCAGCCGCCAAGTGCGTACATGGTGCAGCACTACGGTCTTTCCCCCGACTTCGACGGCGAGTGGAGGGCCACCTTGAGGCGTCTCTACCCCGGCATGATGGTCGTGACGACCCAGAAAAGCCCGAAAACCGACGATTTCTGGGAGAACGTGGCCGTCGTGGCGTCGTTTAACTCGGGTTTGGGCTACGAGGCGCTCCGCAAGGGCTGCGAGGTCGTGATGACCGCACCGAGGACGCTCTGGCCGTGGAAAACCGGCGACCTGACCGATGGAAAGTGGGGCGAACGGCGTTACGAGACGTTCTGCCTGATTGCCGGTCGCATGTGGAACTTCAAGGAGATGGCGAACGGCGAGGCTTTGGAGCATATGAAGGGCAATGGGGAGATTCCGCTGTGATAAAAGCCAAGTCCGCGAAGGCAAAGGGGCGTCGCCTTGAGCAATGGATCGTCAAGCAGCTTGAAAGCCTTGGCCTGGCTGCTCATCGGCAACCTGGCTCTGGTGCTTTCGATGCGTTTCCTCACGATGTATCTGCTCGACTGAAGGACGGGACGCAGATCCTTGTCGAGGCGAAGCAGCGCAAGAAGGACGCATGGGCCACGGGCGAGCGATGGCTTGGCCGCGCTGATGTCCTCGTCGTGCGGATCGACCCAGAGCCGTTCCAGCCCGAGAACGAGCCGCGTGTCTACATGAAGTGGTCCACGTTCCAGAGGCTTGTTGGCTGATGCCGCAGGAAATGACCCCGGCCCGCATCATGGGCTACCGCAAGATGGCCGACAATCGTCGCGGTCGTCGTTGCATCAAGCTGGCAACCACCGGCAACATGCATCCGCTGGTCCGTGAGTTCTACGAACTGGTCAACGAAGACCCGTTCCTTACGTTCAAGGTGCTGTCCGAGCGGTCTGGCGTACAGATCGACACGATGAGCCAATGGCGATACCAGCATTCTCCCGCGCTCGTTACCTTCGAGGCCGCGCTCAACGCCGCTGGCTATGAACTCTGCATCAGGAAGAGGAGGGATTCTTAATGAGCCAAGCAATTGATGCCATCTGGGAAAACGCAGGGTGGAGGGTAACGGAATTCGGATTGGAATCCAAAATCCATCATAGTTACGACATAGCGGCGCAGAGGCTTGGCGAGGATGCTGAACTTGGCGGCTGGCCCATGCACATGGCTGAGAAGCCAGAAGAAATAGTATTGTTCAATGAGGCCTGGATGGAGGCCTTGAAAATTCACAAAGGGAAGTACGAGGACATTTCTCTTAATGACGCCGCATTGATGTGCAATGAGGCAGAATGGAAGTGGAAAGAATCTAGGTCGGATTACGATGCGCTTGTGAAGTGGCTAGAGGAGCATCATCCGCAGAAGATCAATGATGATTTCTTTGTTATCAGCGCCAAGGACTTAGAAGATTTTGAGAAGTTCAAGCGGGCAAGGCTCAATTGATATTGGAGGGTTGAACCATGAGTACGCTTGCGCTCTACAAGCAGATGCACGCCGAGGGCAAGTTCCCCGGCCACAGCACCGAGAAGTGGTCTGACATTGTTGCCAAGGCCATCAAGGACTATGAAGCCAAGTCCATCCTCGACTTCGGCAGCGGAAAGGGGATGCAGTACGATTCCTTGAAGCTGCATGAGAAGTGGGGCGTGGAGAAGCCGACGCTCTACGATCCCGCTGTTCCCGGCATCGACAAACTGCCTAACCCGATGCTCCCATTTGATGGCGTCATCTGCCTTGATGTGCTGGAGCATCTTGAGGACGAGGAACTCAGGCGCGCGGTATTCGACGCAACGATCCGAGCCAAGAAGTTCGTGGTCTTCGGCATCGCGACGTTCCCGGCCAAGAAGACGCTGCCTGATGGCCGCAACGCACACCTGACGCTCTGGAGCCAGGATGTATGGACGAACTACATCCACACCCATCGGTTCCAGAGCGATGCGTTCGTGATGATCCATTTCGATGGAGGCCATGATGGCCGATGACCCGTTGCCATACTGGATAGGCTTCGATGCGCGGGAGATCGACGCCTACGATGTCTGCATGTTTTCCTGCCAACGCAAGAGCAGCATCCCGCTGCATGTGCGCGCGCTACGCCACAAGGACCTTCGCGGAAAGGGCATCTTCGACCGCGAGTGGGGCGTGGACCCGAAGACCGGGCAGATGTTCGATGTTCGCGACGGGCTTCCGTTCAGCACGGAGTTCGCGTTTACCCGCTTCCTCGTCCCGCACTTGCAGGACTACAAGGGCTGGGCGCTGTTCACCGACTGCGACATGCTGTGGTTGGATGATGTTGGCGAGCTTCTCAAGGAGGCCGACGACAAGTATGCGGTTATGGTGGTCAAGCAGATCCACTTGCCGCAGAACCAGATCAAGATGGACGGCCAGATCCAGAAGCCGTACCCGAGGAAGAACTGGTCCTCCGTGATCCTGTTCAACTGCGGGCATCCGTCAAACCGTGTCCTGACGCCAGACTTCGTCAACCATGCAACGGGTCGCGAGTTGCACACGTTCACATGGCTGAAGGACAACGAGATCGGTGACCTGTCGCCTGGGTGGAACTTCCTCGTCGGCCACACCAAGCACAACATCAAGCCGCGCCTCATGCACTTCACCGATGGCGGGCCTTGGTTCGACCACATGCGCGACATCCCGTTCGCTGGCTGGTGGACCAACGAGTACGACTACATGATGAAGACGCGGGGGAGGTTCGAATGAAGAAGATCGGTGACTGGTGGCTGCCGAGCGCAGACCAGCATTTCGTTGGCGACATCTCGTCGTACCAGATGGCCTCGTATGCAAAGGCGTCTGCACACATCAAGGCATCTGGCACGGCCATCGACGTTGGCGCGCATATCGGGATCTTCTCGCGGCGCATGTCGAAGGACTTTTCGCTCGTCCATGCTTTCGAGCCTGACGCGCACAACTACGCCTGCCTTGTCCGCAACGTGCAGTCATGGGCCGTGCGGGCGACGTATGGAGCCGCTGGCGCGCAGAGGGGCATGGGCAACGTGCGGGTCGATGCGGTTGCCAACACCGGAGCGCGCGGGTTTGAAGCGGCGGCGACGGGTGGTGTGCCGATGTTCGCCATTGACGAGTTCAAGTACGACGAACTTGGGTTGGTGAAGATCGACACCGAGGGCTACGAGCATCGTGTCCTTGTCGGGGCATTGGAGACGCTCAAGCGCCACAAGCCCGTCCTCATCATCGAGCGGCCAAAGGAGGACTCGCTGAACGTCCTTCGCCTTCTTGGCTACCGTCTTGCCGAAGTTGTCGGCAAGGACAGCATCTTCGTGGAGAAGTGACATGAAAGTGATGATCTGCTCGTCGTGGTCGGAAGCGGGCTTTGAACTCTACGGGCGTCGCTGGCTTGAGACCGCTGGCGAGCATTGGGACGGCGAGATCGACATCAACGTTGTCAATGACTCGCGACTGAAGATGGACAATCAGTTCGTAACTTTTATGTTACGCCACGCAGCCCAGAAGCTGGACCCCAAGCAGCCGGGATACGACTACCGGCAGGATCTGCTGCGCTTCGCCCACAAGGTCTTCGCCCTGAAGGTCGCTTTGGAGGATGCCGTTGCGGACGGCCACGACTGGCTTGTCTGGCTTGACGGCGATGTCGAGACCCGCGCCCCGCTCACGATGGACTTCCTCAAGCACATCCTGCCCGAGGACAAGGACGGGGTGCTGCTCTCTCGCGCGCAGACGGCCACGCATCCTGAATGCGGGTTCATGGCTTTCAACCTTCGCCGCAAGGGGGCCGACTTTCTCCGCAAGTTCGTCGGCATGTACGAGAAGGACGATGTGCTGAAGCTGTCGGAACTGCATGACAGCTACGTCTTCATGGTCTGCGTCCTCGCGCACATGGAGAGCGAGAAGAGCGAGTGGCACGACCTCTGCCCCGCCGGAGCCGGTCCCTATGGTCTGGACGCCTTCGAGGCCAGCCCGCTGGACAACGTGTTCGTCCACAAGAAGGGCAACCGCAAGGCGGGGATGACCAACGCTGAGATTGTCGAGCGGCTGCTGGGCGGTGCCAAGCCCGCCTACGTCAACCCGAAGGACTTCGACGGCAGCGTCCCCGAGGATGCCGTGCCGGTGGTCGATTGCGACATGGTGCCGGTTGAGGACATCCGCCGCGCCCTTCTGGCACTTGAGGACAAGCCATTGATTTTCATTGGCTTTTACTCGTCCGACGAGAACGGCAAGCACATCGACACCAGCCGTTTCGGCATCAATGCGGTGCGAACGGACACGATTGCCTTCGAGTCCGTGGAGCGGGCGACGGATGGGCTTGGGTTTGTCCACGTTGCCGTGACCCGCGACTTCCCCGTGATCCCCGACGACCTCCCCGTCTTCCACCAGCGGCAGATGTCGGCAATCAAGAAAGAAGAGATCAAGTCGATCACGAACAACGCATACCAGACCAACATGGTGGTCCAGACGCAGAACTGCGTCCCCAACGAGACCATCCACGCCAACATCAAGGCCAATCTGGAACAGGTCCAGAACTGGGTGCGCTACACGAAACACCACATGAGGCGGGCCATCATCGTTTCCGCTGGCCCGTCTCTGGACATGCCCGAGACCCTGGCCGAGATCCGCCGCGAGGTGGAGGAGGGTGCGGTCCTGTTCTGCGTGAAGCACAGCCACCAGAAGCTGATTGACGCCGGTCTGGTCCCGTGGGGCTGCGTCCTCCTTGACCCCCGCCCACACGAAGGCATCAGCACCCACGGCAAGGCGCGAGCCGATCTCCTTCCGGCTGCCTATCCGGGCGTCCGGTACTTCTGCGCGTCGATGGTCGATCCCGGAGTCGTGAAGCGCCTGCTGGAGACGGGCGGCAAGGTCTATGGCTGGCACGCTGCGGTGGGCGCGGACGAGAAGTCCGTGCTGCCGCCGGAGCATCAGAAGTTCCTCATGGGGGGAGGATCTTCGTCGGCTGGCCGCGCTATGATCCTCGCGTGGCAGTTCCTCGGCTTCCAGTCGATTGGGCTGTACGGCTTTGACTCCTGTCATCTGGACGAGAGCAAGCTGGACAAGTCCGCGCGGCATCAGGATGGCACCCCGAAGTACGTCCTCATGGATGTGGCTGTCGGGGGCAGGAACCGGCAGTTCTGGACGGACAGGGACATCCTCTGTCAGGCGCAGGACTTCACCCGGTTTCTCCAGGAAAGCCCGTGGATTCAGTGGGACGCCCACGGTCCCGGCATGGTTGCGTGGTTGTGGCAAAACACCCGTGGCATGATGCCGACGCTTGAGGAGACGTACACATGAACGAAGACCGCAAGTGGCGAGGAGACAACGACAAGGTCAAGCGCAAGAAGCGCCAGGCCCTGAATGCCCTCCTCGTCAACATTGCGGATTCGCTGGAGGAGAAGGAGCGGGAGTCCATCGCACAGGTGTGCCTTGAGGACTTCCGCGCCGACAAGGAGAGCCGCTCCGAGTGGGATGCGATGCATGCCGACTGGGTGGCCGTCTACAACCAGCAGGACGCCCCGATCAATCGCCCGTGGCCCGGCTCGTCCGACGAGTCCCTTGGCCTGCTGACGGAAGCCTGCAACTCCTTCCAGTCCCGTGCCTACAAGGCGTTCTTTGGCACCCGGATGCCCGTTGCAGCCATCTCGGTCAGCCCGTCCATTCCGGGGTCTGCCGAGCGCGCCAAGCGGGTCAGCCAGTTCCTCCAATGGTCCCTGTTCTTCAAGGACCAGACCTACAAGGAGGACAAGTCCGCGATGCTCCTGCGCGTGGCGGTCCACGGCAGCGACTTCTCCAAGACCTACTTCGACCCCGTGATGAACCGGATCGTCACCCGCCCCGTGCGCGCGGAGGACCTGTTCGTCCCCTACCACATCGGCCCGATCAACATCGAGGATGTGCATCGGAAGACCGAACTGATCCATCTCCAGTTGAACGAGGGGCGCATCCGGGCCTCGGAGGGCTACTTCCTCTTCCCGCCCGAGCCGATGATGATCGGCAACGTTACCTCCCTGATCCAGCAGCAGAACGACCGCGACAGCGGCATCCAGCCGTCCTCGATGGAGAGCGAGGACATGGCCCAGATCATCGAGCAGCATCGCGACCTTGACCTCGACGGTGACGGCATTGCCGAGCCGTACAAGGTCTGGGTGGATGTGACCTCGGAGAAGCTGCTCCGCATCGAGGTCCGCTACGAGGTGGACGAGTTTGGTCGCCCGCTGAACGGTCGGATGCCCATCGAGGAGTATACCCACTACCGCTTCCTCGCGAACCCTGACGGCTTCTACGGCTACGGTCTGGGCTTCCTGCTGGGCAAGACCAACATCGCCATCAACAAGCTGCTGCGCCAGTTCATCGACGCCACGACGCTGTCGATCCACGGCAACATGAGCGGGTTCATTTCGGAGGCCCTGAACATCAGCAAGGGGCCGGTCAAGATCGAACTCGGCAGCCTGAAGACCGTCTCCGCGAGTACGGATGACATCCAGAAGGGCATCAAGACACTCTCCTTCCCCGCGCCGCCGCCGACGCTGATGCAGGCCATCGCGCAGTTGGAGACCCGCGCCCAGCGCATTGGTGCGACGACCGATGCCGCTGCCGGTGACATCAACAAGGTGTTCCAGCCCACGACCATGCAGACAATGGTCGAGCAGTCGCTGGTGATGTTCACAAGCGTCCAGGAGTTCCTGCTGCACTCTTGGAGCAAGGAACTGAACAAGATCTATCGCCTGCACGGCATCTATTTCCGTGGCATCGAGGGCTTCATCTCGGTGACGCCGGAGGGGCCAGAGCAGATGATGGTCACGGAGGAGGACTTCGCGGACGACATGCTTATCATGCCGGTGGCCGACCCACGCATGATGAACCAGCAGAGCCGCCTCCAGAAGGCCCAGTTCCTGTTCGACTTCGCTACCAAGAACCCCATCGTTGGCAACAACCCGGAAGTCCTCCTTGCGGTGTCGAGGAGGCTGCTTGAGGAGATGGAAATTGACGGCATTGACAGCATTCTTCCGCGATCTGTGGACGAACTTCCGCCACCTGCGCCGGATCCGAAGGTCGTGGCCGAGCAGGCTAAGGTCGAGGTCGAGCAGCAGAAGCTCCAGCTAGAGGCCCAGAAGGCGCAGCAGGAAGTCCAGCTTGAGGTGCAGAAGATGCAGGCCGACCAGCAGATGAAGCAGGCGTCCATGATGGGCGACCAGCAGCTTCAGCAGATGCGGATCGACAACGAGCGCGCCATGCAGGAACTCCGCATCCAGAACGAGGCCGAGATCGCCCGCATGAAGCAGGAGTTCGAGAACCTGAGGATGCAGCAGGAACTCGCTGCCAAGCAGCAGATGGAAGCGCAGAAGGCCAAGATCGAGGCTGACACCAAGGTCATGGTCGCGCGTATTGGTGCTGCCGGAGCGGATGTGCCGGAAATGGATGTCGTGAAGTCTGCGTCGGCGCAGATGGGCGACGATCTCCGCATGATGCTCCAGCGCATGGATGAGCAGAACTCCGCGCGCGACCAGCGGATGATGAGCATGATCCAGGCGATGATGCAGTCCATGACCTCTCCGCGCCGGATCGTTCGCGGCTCAGATGGTCGTGCAGAGGGCGTAGAGATCATCCCCGGAAGGATGCAGTAAATGGCTGATAACGTAACCGCAAACCCGGGTTCAGGCGGCGCAACTTTTGCGACGGATGACATTGCGGGGGTGCAGTTTCCGCGCATGAAGGTTGTTATTGGTGCCGATGGTGCCAACGACGGAGATGTCTCGTCCTCCAATCCGCTTCCTGTCTCAGGCCCATTGACTGATGCCCAGTTGCGAGCGTCGGCTGTGCCTGTTTCCGGCCCGGCAACCGACGCGCAACTTCGCGCAACTCCTCTTCCTGTTTCTGGTCCGTTGACAGACGCTGAGCTTCGCGCGAGCGCCGTTCCGATCTCGACATCCGACAGCGCCGCGACGACCAGCTTTGGCCCGATCACGGCGGCCAACACCGTCCTCTTTGCTGCGCTCGACACCAGCAATCAACGGACTGTCGTCCTGCAACTGGAAGGCCTGTGGTCCTCCACCATCGACCTACAGCAGAGCAACGATGGCGTAACGTGGTGGGACGCCTACGGCTTGTCGCAGTCGCAGGAGATCAATCTCATCAACAACGTCTCGGCCCCAGACGTTGTTACGGTGCAGGTCGCTGCGCGCTATTTCCGTGCCATCACGGCTGCGGACTTCATCGGGTCGGTCAGCGGCACCTACGTCCTGCGTTCTGTCGATCCGCCGCAAGTCACGCAGAACATGCGACTGATCGATGTGGACACGGGCATCTCCTTGCAGATTGCGGCCATCGACCAGAACAACAACCTGACGCGCATCCGCGCCAACAACCTCGGCCACCTTGTGCTTGCGGATAACATCTCAAGGACCGACTTCCGCAGCAGCGTTGGCACAATCGTCCAGCTTGAGACGACGGGATACAACAGCGTCAGTCTCCAGCTTTTCGCTCAGGTTACGTTCACCGCAACGATAGCCTTTCAGGTCAGCAACGACGGAACAACTTGGGCTGCTGTTGCCGCATGGGCTACAGCGGGTGGCGCGGCTCCGGTCACCTCGGCAACTGGCGCTGGCCTTTGGGTCATCCCGACGATGGGACGATTCTTCCGCGCACAGGTCACGGCTTACACAAGCGGCGTCATCGGCTGCGTCACGACGCTCAAGAGCCAGAACTCTTGGTTCCCCGCGTCCTCTCCGTCCATCGCCGCGAACTCGTCGGTGAACGTCGCCCAGTTTGCGGGTACGGCACCTGTCACGGCTGGCGTTGCCGGTATGCTGGCAGTCGGCGGCAACATCGCGGAGGACGCGGCAGCGACGAGCAACCCGCTCATTTGCGGTGGCGTTGTTCGTACTGCCCTCCCAGCCTCGACGGTCATTGCCGGTGATGCGATCAGGCAGACGTTCAGCTCATCGGGTCAGCTTGTCACCAAGGAAAACGCGCCCGGCGATCTGGACTTCTACCTGAACGCCACAGTCACAACCAACGTCCAGACGCAGCTTCGCGCAGCGCAGGCAGCGGGCATCCGCACCAACATCACCTCGATCACCTACCAGAACACCAACACAACGGCGACGACGCTTACCATCCAAGACGGTGCGGCGACGACGCTGATAACGTGGAGCGTCCCGGCCAGCATGACCGAGCCGCGCCAGCTTATCTTCCCGACGCCCTTGCGCGGCACCGCTGCGACGGCGCTGAACTACACCGCTGGCACGACGGGAGCGAGCGTGCTGCTGAACGTAACCGGCTTCAACTCTTACTGAGGTGCTGAAATGATTAACCAGAACATCGTCGGCCAGCCCAACGCGGCATCGGCCAATGCCATTATGAACGGTCGGTCGGGCCAGCTTGGCGACCAGATCGTCAGCCAGCTTCACCCGCGCTTCTACGAGAGCAACTATCGTGGCAACATGTTCTTCGGCGGCCACGGCTCGCTGATCGCGCTCAGCGCCAACACGATCACGCTGACGGCAACCACGACGCCGATCCTCGGCCTCTGGAACCCCAGCAACAACACCAGCAACCTCGTGCTGGCTCGCGCAGCGCTGACGGTCGTGTCGAACAACCTCACGAGCGGCGCGGGTCCCGGCGTGTTCGTCTGGGCTCTATCGCTCGGCAACGGCGCGATCAGCACGGGCGCGAACGCTTACAACGCCAAGACGCTGCTCCAGAGCGGCTCCAATTCCAAGGTCTTCGCGGGTTCGACGGCGCTCACCGGCCTGACCAACAACCTCGTCATCGTGCGTGGTGCTGCGTTTAGCAGCCCCAGCGGCTTGACCTACACGACGCTGGCCTCGACTGCCCTGCTGCCCAGCTACGGCGGCGAGGAGAGGTTCGACGGATCGCTCATCATTCCCCCGGGTGCCGTGTTGGCCCTTTTGAACACGACCTCTTCGACGGTGTTCTCTGCGGTCGGTTCCCTTGAGTGGGAAGAGGTTCCGGTGTGACGCCATACTTCCTATTCTTCTTCCCGGAGATAGGAACTGGCGTAGTACCTCCGGTCCAGACAGGACCGTCTGCTCCGACCCGGCTGGGCAGGTATGCCTCGTATCGCCGCGATGGGGATTCCCTCATTCGGCAGATTGCTCCCGGCATCTACCTGCGGGCCGGGTCGGAAGAACTTCTCCCCAACGTAATCGTCGGGCAGCAGGACATTGGATCTGCTGAGTTTGTTTCGGCAAAGGGGAATCCCCTTGCCAAGCAGATCCTCGGGGATCGCGCAGTCAGGAAGATCCGCCGGGAACTGCGCCGCATACGGGATACCGAGACCCGCCTTGCGGAGCAGGAGCGTCTTCTGCGACAGTCCAATGCCGTCCTCCAGCAGATGGAAGCGAAGATCCGCTCCAAGTTGGAGTGGGAGGCGGCAGACGAAGAGGATGTCGAGTTCATCCTCCTCAACCTGTAAGGGCTACAGATGGCAACCATTGATCCGCTTGTCATGGTTTTGCGGGCTCAGAGGGCCAAGCAAAGGATTGCTGACCTTGAAGAGCTTCAGCGTATGCAGGGGTCAGCTCCCGGATGGCTCTCGGAGTATGAGAAGTTCCGAAACACACCGTGGTCCCCAACAAAGTTGCCGCCAGATCAGGAGATCCAGTTCAGGAACTGGCTTTCTGGAACAGACTGGTTTGACGAGGTCAAGAGGGAGATTGCGTCTGAGAACGGCATCGCTCCAGAGTCCATGAGCAACGATGAAGTCATGCGGATGATCCTTGAGGATGCTGACTATGACTATCGTGGTGCATGGGTTAGCAATCCTGAAATGAGCCGTAGCCAGTACGACAACCGCATCCATTGGTCGTCAAGAACTCCTAGTGGTAAGATGCTTAAGTCTCCAGAGCATCCTACCGCTTGGAAAGAGTTCTTCATGTCGGAGACAGGGCAAGATCCAGATTCTCTCGGCTTTGGTTCGATTGAGGAGGCACGCTCCTACAATCCACGCGGAACGACTATTGCGGAGCAACTTCAGTCTGCACCCGCGTACCCAGAAGAAACTTTTTGAGGAGATTCAGATGCCCAAGACACCGGCTTGGCAGCGTAAGGAAGGCCAGAACCCGAAGGGCGGGCTGAACGCCAAGGGCCGGGCCAGCTACAAGGCCGCGACCGGCGGCACCCTCAAGCCCCCACAGCCGGAAGGTGGCGCGAGGAAGCGGTCATTCTGTGCTAGGATGAGCGGCATGAAGAAGAAGCTAACCTCGGCCAAGACCGCCAACGATCCCAACTCCCGCATCAACAAGGCCCTCAGGGCGTGGAAGTGTTGACATGAAGAAGCCCGTCTGGGACCGCAAGCGTCCCGCATCCCTCGGCAAGCCCAAGAAGCTTTCCCCCGCGCAGAAGGCATCTGCCAAGGCGGCGGCTGCGAAGGCGGGTCGTCCCTACCCGAACCTCGTGGACAACATGCGCGCGGCGCGTCGCAAGTGATCCACAACATCGACCCTGACGAGATCGAGAACTGGCGGCGGCATCCGGTCACGCAGTTCCTCCTACAGGAGGTGCGGCGGCAGAACGTGAACCACCGCTATCGGGTTGCGACGGATCTCCTCACGCTTGGCCGCGCCCAGGGCTTTGACGAGGCCCTTGCGCTGATGGGTAGGTTGCTCAATTCACCTGATGGGATAGGTTGACCGGAAACGGAGAGCCGCATGATCCGCCGCCATAACCGCATGAAGACCAGCCAGATTGACGCCGCGATGGAGATGCTTCGCAGCAAGGGTCGTTACGGCGACACGGAACTGGCCCATGTAAACCCGCGCGAAAAGGCCATCCTCAAGGCCCTCGGTGGTGCCGGGAGCCGGAACCCGCGCACGGGACTGCGGGAGTATTTCGCAGACGTTGACGGCGGGGCTGGTGGTGGCGCGCAATCCGAGGGTAGCGTGTCAAATGTTGGGAGCATGGGTTCTGATTACTCACCCGGCGAGTCTGATCCATCCGCCCTTGGTGGATTTACTGGTTTTGGATTTGCGCCAACCGGCTCTGGATCTCTTGGGGTCGGCACGGAAAACGTTAGCGGCAGCATTCTTGGAGACTTGCAGCAGGGTAGCCTCCCGGCCTCTCCGGTTGCTCTTGGCGCTTACGGGCTTGCCTATGGAATGGGGCGCGCTCTTGACGCACTTGGGGTTGGCGGGACTGCGCGAGGTTCTTTCGCCTCTCCTACCAGCAACTTGACTGCCTTTGAGGGCGGCCCCGGCGGCATGCCCGGCAACCGTGCTGGAGGTGGTGACAACCTTGCGATGGCCCTCGGCGCTGTTCCCGTCTCCGCCCCGACCCCCCGCTACCTTCGCGGTGGAGAGATGGCTGCCCCGCAGGAAATCTCCTCGTTCATCGGCCCCGGCATGACCGACCTCCAGCAGCGGGCGCTCATCTCCACCTACGGGACGCAGGGCGTTAACAGCGCCTTCCGCACGGACCCGGTTCGCCGGTACTACGCCAACCTCCTGTCGCGTGGACTGATCTCGGATACTGGCGCTCCCGTGCAGAATCCCTATGTCCTTCCCATTGAACAGCAGTATGCTTCTCAGGTTCTGGGCCGACCGATGACCAACCCCTCGGATGCAGCGGCGGCCTATGAGTCCATCCGGGGCCTCCTCTGAGGAGACGACCGTGAAGAAGAAGCCGATGAAGAAGGGTGGGCGGGGCTGCTAATCAGCCTGCCAGTCTAGCTCACCCAGGAAGGGGGGATACGGTCCCTCCCCGCGATCCCCCCTTCCGCCTCCTCTTCCAGCCGTTAGTTTGGCTGCGGGCATTCCGCCCAAAGAGGAGAGTATGAGCAAGACACTCAAGCCCTTGTTCGCAAGGGTTGTCGTCCGCGCTGAGACGCTACAGGCGTCCATCGCAACCAAGTTCTCGGGCCTGTCCAAGATGGGTTTCGAGATTCCCAAGACCGTTGAAGAGAAGATGATCCCCGATGAGGGCGTCGTCATTTCCGTGGGTGAAGCCTGCGAGGTGATGAAGCCCGGTGACCGGGTTCTCTTCGGCAAGTGGGCCGCCAAGCCGATTGCCTTTGAACCCGGCCTGTACGTCATGCAGGAAGAGGACATCATCGGAATCATCGAGGATGACGGGAGGGCGGCGGCCGCATGAGCGAGCGCATCGGAAACAGGGTGGAGGTGTCGGATGACGAGGTCGCCTCTCCTCAGAAGCCTGCTGCGCCTCAAGCAGCTTCTCCTGAACCCAAGCCAGCTCCCGCCCCCAAAGCCCAAGCGAAAGCGGAGGAGGGTGAAGAGAAAGGCACGGATTGGGTCGAGATCGAAGACCCCAAGCTGAAGGCCCGCTTCAACCGGCTCTATCGGCACACCAAGGAAGCCAACGAGCGCGCGGAGAAGACCGAGCGCCAGATCGCCCTTCTTGCCGAACAGAACTCCAAGCTCCAGAAGGCCCTTGAGAACATCGCTGGCGGCCTGAAGGACAAGGAGACGCAGGCAGAACTTGCCGACCTCAAGCGGAGCGCGAAGGAAGCCCTAGCCACGGGCGACACGGAAGCGTTCATGGAGGTCAACGAGCGCCTGCTGGAGATAAAGCAGGAGACCAAGAAGCCTCCGGCACCCGCTGCGGAAGCCGCACCTCCGATCACCCAGACGGAGATGCAGGTCCTCCAGGGCTGGCAGACGGCGAAAGGCGAGGACGGGGAACCCCTTCGTCCTTGGGCCATGCCGAACCATCCCGAGTTTGCCGCGACGCAGGAGATGATCCAGAAGGTCGCGAATGAGCCGGGCATGGGAAATGCGTCGATCCGCGAACTCCTCAAGGAGGTGGACAAGCGCATGGCTCGCCTGATGGACGATGACGACGACGAAGGCGATGCGCCGAATCCGGTGCGCCGTGCCTTTGCATCTCCTCGCGGGCGACCGGCACCGGCAGAGCGCCAGCAGACGAACCTGAGCAATCAGGAGCGCGTCATTGCGGAGGCGATGTTCATGGGCGGTCGTGGTTCCCTTGCCAAGACGGCGAAGGAAGCGCACGAGCTTTATCTCAAGCAGAAGAAGGCCATTGGTAGGGCCGTTGCGGTGGAGGATTGAAGATGGCAGACAATAACGAGATCGAGACCGGAGTCGGCGCGCTTGCGGACTCGATGAAGGGCCGGAAGAAGGTCGCGAAGAAGGGGAACCGTAGCTGGGCTCCCGCCGCGCCTCTCGGCATCAAGGCCAAGGACCCGTCCAACAGGCTTCGCTGGGTCCACGCCGAACCCGCCAACATGCTCAAGAAGCGAGCGGAAGGCTGGGAACAGGCGGATGTTGGGGATGCTGTCCACGACCGCCCGAACGGGGTCGAGTCTGGCAGCGGGACACCAGCCGGTGTGCTGGAGTATCGGGACATGGTCCTGATGAAGATGCCCGAAGAGATGGCTCGCGAGCGAGAAGCGTACTACCGCAACGCATCTCAGGAGCAGGTCTCGGGCCTCAAGACTCGGGCCAAAAGGGATATTCGCGCCAAGACGGGTGTTACCGTCGAAGGCGACATCACCATCGATTAACCCCTCCACAAGGAGATAACCAATGACCGACGCTCCCTATGGCCTTCAGGCCATTCGGAACAAGGCCGCTGGGAACACCCTCCGCACGAAGCTCTATCGAGTGACTGCGTCGGGCAACACCCAGGGCATCTTCATCAACGATCCCGTTCGCTTCAATTCGGCGGGCCTTGGCGTTATCCGCCTCTCGTCCAACGCGGCGGCGAATACCCGCTGCCTCGGCGTAGTCTCGGAGCTGTTCGATGAGAACGGTCGTCCGCTGACCTTCAGCCAGCCGGGTCGTGGCCCCTTCCTTCCCGCTTCGACGGCGGGCTGGGCGGCGGTCTACGACAGCCAGCAGGTGACGTTCATGTGCCAGGCCGATGCCTCCGCTGCGGAGACGCTGGTCGGGCAGTACGTTTCGCTGACGGCTGCGACGAACGGCAACACGGCTGCTGGCACCTCGGTGATGCAGATCCGTGCGGCTTCGGCGGATACCTCGGTCAAGACCTTCCAGGTCCTTGGCCTTGCGCCGACTGAGGCTCGCGGCCTCGGCACGGTGGCGAACAATGCGGCTTGGGGCAATGCTTTCATTGACCTTGAGGTCCGCATCGCCCTCCACTCCTACACCTCTACCTGATAGGGAGGAGCGAACATGACGACCGGAACTGGTAATCTTCCCGAACTCCTGTGGCCCGGCATCAGCACGATCTGGGCCGACACCTACCGGCGCTATCCGCCGCTCTGGAACCGCTACATGATCCTGCGTCGCTCGAACAAGGCGTTCGAGAAGGAGCAGGGTGTGACGGGCTTCGGCCTTGTTGGGCAGAAGGAAGATGGGGATTCCGTCCCCTACGTTGACATGCTTCAGGGTTATCAGCGCGAGTACGTCAACCTGACCTACGGGCTGGGTACGACGATCACCCGCGAACTGATGGAGGACGAGCAGTATAACGTCATCAACAACGTGCCGAAGATGCTGGCTGAGTCGATGCGCCAGACCGAAGAGACGGTCGCTGCGTCGGTCTTCAACCTCGGCTTCAGCACGATGCTTGGTGCTGATGGCGTCTCGTTCTTCAACTCGGCGCATCCGAACGTCCGTGGCGGTACGCAGCGCAACATCCCCTCCGTCGCCTCGGACCTCACGCAGGCGTCGCTGGAGCAGGCGTACATCGACATCCACGACTGGCGTGACGATTCGGACCTGAAGATCAACCTCATGCCGGAGAAGCTGCTGGTGGCCCCCACCAACCGCTTCGTGGCTGAGAAGATCCTCGGGACGAAGTTTGCGGTGGGTTCGGCTGACAACGACATCAATCCGATGGCGGGCCAGCTTGACCTGATCGTGAACCCGTTCCTCACGGACCCGGATGCGTGGTTTATCATCACGAACGCCAAGGCGGGCGCGACGTTCTACCGTCGTCGCAACGCCGAGATCACCCGTGACAACGAGTTTGACACGGAGATCCTCAAGACGAAGACGACGGCGCGCTTCTCGGTGGGTGCCACCGATTGGCGCTACGCCTACGCTTCGGCTGGCGCGTAAGACCGGAGACAATCCGGCTGGGACAGGGGGGCTTCGGCCCCCCTTTCTCATAGGGGACTTGGTGCCTGAGATCCCCTCGGTAGACTCCGGGCGGATCAACAAAGGATCTCCCCATGACCGGCAAGACCCAGTTCATCGGCCCCGTCGCTTCTGGCGTGGACAATGGAGCCCCCGCACTTTCTACCAAGGCTTATGGTCGTTTCACGGTGTGGACGCCCCTGACGACCGTCCCCGTGACCTCCCTGCCCGTCGCGGTCCTTCCGTTCGACTCAATCCTCCGTGAGATCAACGTCTGGAAGGTTGGGGCGTTCTCTGGCGAGGCTGTTGTCAAGTTTGCGACCATCCCCGGCGGATCCGACAACCTCGGCAGCGTCTCGGTCTCCGGCAATACGATCTATCGTCTCAACGCCGCAACGGCGCAGACGACCCTTCCCTTCAGCCATGCTGGCGTCTCGGCTGGCGGCACCCCGATCTACCTGTCTACGGGTGCGATCTCCGGCACGGCCACGGCTCTGTCCTCGGCGGCCTATGTCGAGATCGTCTACACCCGCATCACCCTGGACGACCGCCCTGAGCTTGTGGCCCAGCACAAGGGCAACGACACAACCTATCAGGGTCCCGTTCGCTCCGGGGCGCAGGATGTCGGCATCCCGGCTCGCCTGTCGATTGGCACCCTTCGGACGGCCCAGCAGGCGACGGCGGCCTCGTCTCCGGTTTCCGGGCAGGTCATCGGGGTGATCCCATATGGCGGCTACCTGAACGAGATCAACTTCTACTGCCGCACAGCCCCGGCTGGCGAGGCGACGGTTCGCTTTGCCATCAACGGCGAGGGCGACAACCTTGGTAGCGTCTCCGTCTCGGCGGCTGGCATCTACTCGGTTGCCCTGACGACGGCGGTTCGTGCCACCCTCGCGCGCGGTATCAACGCTGGGTCGGCCCAGCCGGTCAGGATGTCGGTCCTTGCGGCATCGGGCAGCATCGCGGCGCTTCAGGGGGTTGGCGAGATCGTCTTCACCCGTCTTGGCCAGAGCGACGGCTATCCCGGCGTCGGCCAGAAGGAGATGACCTTCCAGGGTCCTGTCGCAACCGGCTACAACCTCGGGACTTGGGGCAATGCCAAGCCGGAGGTCGGTTGGGGCCGGTTTGCCAAGCTGACGACCAACATCACCTCCACCAACGGGGTGGTCTCGGGCCAGCTTGTCGGCTACCTCCCAATCGGCGCGGCCCTTGTCGGCATCAACTACATCGCTGGTACGGCTGCGGCTGGCGAGGCTCTCGTCCGAGCGGGTACGTCCCCCACGGTCTTCACCTCCGACACCCTCGGCAGCGTGTCGGTCTCGGCGGCTGGTGTGTATTCGGTGATCCAGTCCACGGCTGCGGTCGCATTCGATGGCACGGGCGTCAACCGGGCCAAGTCCGGTGCCACCGCTCAGGCCATCTACATCAACGTCGCTGCCACTTCCGGCAGCATCGCGGCGCTCTCTGCCAATGCGGCAATCGAGATCGTCTATACCCGCCTCGACCCCTCGATCTACGGAGTCTGATCAATGGCTCGCCCGAAGAACTGGACCTTTACGCTCGCCAACGCAGAGGCGACGACGATCTACTGGCCTACGGACACTTGGGTGTCCACGCAGGAGTATGCGTTCAACTTCCGCGTCATCTCAGGGGCCGGTTCCTTCCTTGCCGGTTGCTCTGCCTCGTCTAGCATCGACCGGGTTCTCCAGACTGGCGTCGTCTCCGCGCATTGGACCGAGCGAGTGGCCTTCTCGACCGGGACTGCCGCTACGTTCACGGGTCCCGTGTCGTGCTGGCGGCTGACCGTGCGATCCAGCGGCGCGGCGACGTTTGACCTGATGGCTCTTCAGGCTGGTCCTGAGCGGGTGGCCTGATGGGCCGTTGGACGGAGCGCAATCGTTGGCGTCGGGGCAAGTGGCTTGTCCAGGACGACGAGAGCGGATTCGTCCACTACTCGGATCAGGTCGTCCGTCGCTGGGATGGGCTGTACGTCCGCAAGGATCAGGACGAGCCTATCGACCCGCAATGGTTTATCACCTCCGAGAACGACCCGGCACCTCTTCCGTTCGTTCGCCCGGAGGCTGCCGCTGGCCCGGCTTGCAAGACCGGACCCGCCTACGACGCCAACAACAAGCCGATCAAGAGTTTCCCCGGATACAACCTCTTCATTGGCAGCAGCATCGGGAGCATGGAGATCGGTTGCTCCTTCATCGTGTTCCCTGACGCAGGCCCCTATCCCCCTCGGTGACGCATGGCACAGCAGGACAAGGCAACGCTGAAGCAGGCTTTTGAGACGGGTGACGCGCCCACGGGTTCCGATTTCGAGAACCTGATCGACAGCCAGTTGAACCTCGCGGAGACGACGGCGCAGACCATCAACGGCCCCGTCAACTTCGCGGGTGGCGTGTCGTTCGCGACCATCTCGGCGGCGGTTGTCGGCGGCAACGTCGGAACCTTCGGAACCATCACGGCTTCGGCTGGGACGTTCACGCAGGTGTCTGCCAATGGCATCTTCGGCCTGGCGAAGGCCGAGTGCTTTGCGACCAGCAATGGCGTCATCTCGGCAACGGCCATCAACTCCTACGTCGTGACCAACGTCGGAACGAGCGCAGAGACGGTCAACCAGTTCACGCACAACGGCTCTGGCCGCCTCACCTACACGGGGACGCAGCCGAAGTCCTTCATGTTCGACGTTGACTTCACGGTCAGCGGAGTGACGGCTACGCAGAACGTCGGTGTTCGCTTGGGCAAGGACGGAGTCTCGCTTGCCAAGTCTACGATGGAACTGCGGTTGGCAGCCTCCTCCGCCCCCTATGTCGGCCATGTCGGCTGCATCGTGACGCTGACGGCCAACTCGTATGTCGAGGTCTTCGCGACGCCGACGCTGAACATCAGCAACATCGTCTTCGAGAAACTGAACCTTCGCGCCCGCGAGGTCTGAGATGGCATCCCCCTACCTGACGGTTCTGGAGATCGTCAACGAGGTCTGCGACCGGATGAACATCCGCCGCGTGACCACGACGACGCAGAACATGTTCACCAAGAACAGCATCAATCTCCTCAACGACATCATGGAGGAGCTTGCTGACCTTGGGACTTGGAATGAACTGCAAGCCTCGGCTGCGGTGACGATGGTGTGCGGGCAGTCTCTCTACAGCATCGACACGACATCGCTTGTGACGGCCAAGCAGTTCATCCATTCGATCCAGGAGGTTTCGGTCTCCGGTCGTGTCCCGCCGCTGGAGCCGATCTCGGACAAGAACGAGTTTCGGATGCTGAACCGGGTCAACAGTATCGGCCAGCCGTCGCGCTACATCATCGAGGGCGTGGACGCGGTGGGCAATCCGCGCATCGGCGTGTTCCCTCGCCCCGGCGCGTCGTATGCTGGCAACTCGGCCTTCGTGAAGTTCCAAGTCCTGCCGCCGAAGTACGTTGCTGGCACGGATGACGGCGTGGTCGTCCCGTTCCCCGGTCGCGTGGTGGTCCTCGGTCTTGTCGCGGCGTCGCTGCTTGACGAGAGCGGTGGTGCCGAGACCCGCCAGTATCAGGCCGCGCAGATGAAGTATCTCGCCTCGCGCAACTCGTC